GCGAACTTAAGCCCGACACGCCAGCCGGGGCGGCCTTTAGCATGGCGGCGCAAATCATTCACGGTATGGATGAGGCACTTGACACAAGCGGGGATAATAATTGGCTGCCAGCTACCATTATCGAGGTTGACTATCGGCTAGATGATCCAACCGTTAAACAGGTCGAAAACATTTTTAGACGTTGGTGGAATCAAAGACGCGGCACAAAAGAACGGCAGGTTATGGCCGTTCGTGGTGGGGCGGATGGTCAACCACAAATCAAGTTTCACCAGCTATCTTTCACACCTAAAGATTTGAAGTTTGATAGCATCAGACCCGATTTTATCGATGCTATCCTTATGGTTTGCGAAGTACCTAAAAGCGTAGTGGACACATCAGCCGCAAACCAAAACATTGCCAATATTGACGAGCGGCGATTTGTCGAAACGATGGCTACCCGGCTGGAATTGATTGTGTCATTCATTAATGACGACATCGACTTTAAACGGGGTGGGTTTGAAATTGACGTAGAAGCAAGTCAACACCCAAGCATGGGGCGTGACCACCTTCTGACAAGTCAGTCCATGCTACAATACATTAGTGCCGGATTCAGCACCGAGGCGGCTGCGTATCTTGTCGGGCTAGATTTGGAAGACTTCCCCCCAGAAGTCCAAATCTTTGCGCCTAAGCCAGAACAACAGCCGCAGCCAATCGCCCGCGACTATGAGCAAGAGAATCAGCGGGTTGACGACGAGATGAGAACTTTGCGCCGCTGGGCTAGAAATCGGATTGACCGGGGCAAGTCGTTAGACGGCTTCACAAGTGACGTGCTTACACCCAAACAAATATTAGACACAATCAACGAGGTAGTCAACGACATAGACCGCCCCTTTCTTAGATGGGACAATTACCGCTAAAACGCAGCATACCGCCAGCGACCGACTAAGAGCCAAGCTGGAAAAGGAACGGGCTGAGGCTATCATGCTTGCCTTACAGGAACAGCTTACAGCGGCCATCAACGCAGGCGATGAGGCGGCTATACTGTTGGCGGCGCAAAACATTGACCAGTACAGCGAGAGCCTAAAACTTGCCATGAGGACAACATTCACAAGCGCGTCAAGCTTGGCTATCGATGCCAATGTTGCGCAGTTCGCGCAGTCTGGCATAGGGTTTGATTTTAATCTTGTACATCGGGCGGCGGCAGATTGGGCACGTAATGAATCGCCTAAAATCATCGGCAGCATGAACCAATTTACAGGCGGCGAACTTTATGACGCTATGCTTGAATGGTTTCAGGCGGGTAAGTCAATCCGTGAATTGACGGACGCTGTCGCCGATTGGATAGAATCCGGTAAACCGCTGCCCGAACTTATAGACCGGCTGACACCTGTCTTTGGCCATGCTCGCGCCGAACTAATCGCAACGACTGAGGTAACACGGGCGTACGCAGAAGGTAACCTGCAATCATGGAATCAGATACAACGGGAAACCGGGCTAACGATTGTTAAGCAAGTTACGACCGCGAACGACGAGAAAGTTTGTCCGATATGCGCCCCATTGGGCGGGTTGATATTTTCACCAGACGGGGCTTTGCCTCAGTCGGCAGAGTACCAAGAACAGAACGGGGTACAAGCGGGATTAAACGATCCTTTTGTGCATCCCGGTGGCAGCGGCGCGGCGGCGGGATTTAAAGGCACAACCTACAACGCCCCACCGTTTCACCCACGATGCCGATGTGATATGATTTCGATAGTGGTGTAACATGACAATTAGATTAGAAGGGCTGGACAAGGTACTAGAAAAGTTGGGGTCAATCGAAAAGGTTGGGCAAGCACTGCGGCCAGAAATGGAAATGTCAGGCAAGTTACTTGTCGCTTACCTGAAAATCTACCCGCCGAAAACTAACACAAGCCAACCGTTCAAGACACTAAAACAACGGCGGTTTTTCTTCTATGCGTTAAAGGCGGGTATCATAGAAGTACCTTATAGACGGCGAAACCAACTAAGCAAGGATTGGACATACGTAATCGAAAACAACGGTACACTTTTAAGAGTCGGTAACAATATGCAGTATGGGCCATTAGTGCAAGGTGATTCAAGCCAACAAGCTTTATTTCATCGCCGCAACAATTGGCGGACAATCACGTCCGCACGTGATGAAAAATTCGACGACGTGAAACGAACTTTAGAATCAGGTATAAGGAGAATAATTAATGAGTGAAACAGAACTAACAGAACAAGAATTAAACCTTTACAGAATGCAACAGCGTCTAAACTGGCACAAGATGCGGGAAAAGGCGTTGGCTATAATTATCATCTGTGAAGAAAATCTTGAGATAGAACCAGAACGCAGCGCGATTATTTCGCGGGCAGAACGGCGACAGTTTGAACGATGGAAGGCGGAGAAGGTGGTAGGCAATGATGCTTGACGAATTTGTAAAGATGCTACAAGAAAGTATCAAGGTTCCTGCATACTCGCAATTGCCGTATGGTATAGAATCCAACCGTATTAAAGTCAGGGTAGAGGAATTAACTGCCGACGGCGTGACTAAAGAGAATGCTTTTTTGGCGGCTGCGATAGAAGAGGCATTAAATAAACTACGTTGACTTTATATACCAATTGATATATACTTTAGGCACAATTTAATATTTTGCTGTGAATCAAAAGCAAAAAAGCCGAACAAAGTAGGCAACCAAGCGATTAAGATTTTTCTTAATCGCTTTTTTCGTTTGGGTAAAAATATGAAACATGACAATCAAGAGACAATCATAAACTTTGGGGATGAAATCAAAGCCGTGGATTCTAGCCTAGGCAACGTGGGCGTTGTCCAAGCTTACGGGATTAGATTCAGCGATGCAAGTGAAAAAGATTTAGTCGGCGATTATTTTACCGCTGATACCAACTATGGAACACACGCTGGTGATGGGGCAGCGGCTACACTTAATCACCGTATACCAATGATTAAGCGGGATACAACCGCCAGAGAACTGCCTGTTTTAATGAAATACGCCGACCGCATTTTTAAGAACCCGGTCAAGGCTGTTAAGGACGAAATCGGCATTCTAGTGACACATGCCCTAGACTTGGCTGACGAATATGAGCGCGAATTCTACGACCTAGTAAAAAGCGGGGCTTTCCGCTGGTCGAGCGGGACGGCTGGCCACATGGTTGACCGTGAAAAGGATGGTCAGCTTAAGACATGGATTCCTTTAGAATTCGCCTACACACCGACCGCAGCCGAGCCACGGCTACCAAAGATTACACCTTTAAAAACCTATGCACAATTAATAACCAGCTTAGAGAATGAGCCAGAGGACGCAGGTGATGCGTCGGCTACATTGGCGGCTGATAATGACAATCATAAATCTATTACTAATGAGGATACTGAGATGACTGACAAAACCGATGCCGCCGAAAATCAAGCGGCTGATTTAAATTCTATTATTCGTGAAGAGGTTCAAGCCGTGGTTAGCGCGGAATTGGCCGAAATCAAAACTTTATTGACTAAACCTGTTAATGACCCTGGCGCGAACGTGAAAGCCGCCCCGGCCGTTGTAACCGATGCTAGTCATTGGGAATATGACAATTATGACATTGGTGACTTAGTGACCGCCAACCATTTGGCGAACGGCGCACGAAATAGCCGACACGAAAGCCGACCCGCTAAGGCTGGCTTATTGAAAGCTATGCAAATGCGAATGGAATCGGACGAAGTGAAACGCAATCCGGTTTACCGCAATGCTGTTAAGTCTTTTCAATCGCAGCCACGGCAAAAGGCAGATGAGACTAACTTTAGCACCAACGCCAACTACGGTAACGATTGGGGTGATGTATAGCGATATGCTGTGGGAAGGTGTTCGTAATATGACCGTTGCTTACAACGAAATGGTAAGCCGTGGTCAAGTTATTGTCTTCCCTTCCGGCGCTGAAAGCATGGTTATCCCCACTGAGGGAACCGACCCGCTTTGGTATTTAATCGCACAAGCTGGCGACCCAACCGGGGCTACCGTTCGCGTCGCCAATACTGTTCCGGCTAAGGCTTTAGGGACTGGCAGCGTTACCATGACTTTGGGCAAATTGGGCAGCGGTACGCCCTACACAGGCGAAATGGTTGAAGATTCCATGTTGCCGTTTGTGGATGCCTTGCGTCGTCAAATCATGGTAAGCTTTTCCGAAGTGTTGGATCACGTCCTTATCGATGGCGACACCGATACTACGAACGTGACCAATATCAACTACATCGACGGACAACCAACCACGCAGCCCTACTTGATTTTCAACGGCTTCCGAAAATCCCCCTTAATCACTACCACGGCCAACAGTCGTGACGGTGGGGTTTTGACTAGTTCCGATTATATCGAAACCATAAAACTGTTGGGCGCGGCTGGCTTAGGTGCAATTGACATGACTGCTGTAAGCTTCTTAGTTGACCCATTGACCCATTATAAATCATTGGAATTAGCGGACGTTAAAAGCCGCGATGTGTTCCAAGCCGCAACAATTGAAAACGGCCGCTTAACTAATATCTATGGATACCCTGTATTGGTGGCTGCCAATATGTGCAAAGATTCAACCAGCCGCTTGAGTAATGCCGCTGGTAAAGTTGACTTTGGTACTCAGGGCAACAACACTAAAGGCAGCATCTTGGCTGTTCGTTGGGATCGTTGGAAAATGGGTATTCGCCGACAATTAACCACCGAAGTCGAGCGTGTACCGCGTTCTGATTCATGGGAAATTACTTCGTTGTTCCGGGCTGGCTTGATTCAATCCGGTACCGAAGGCGCAGCCATTACCTACAACCTGACCGTCTAATTTTGCGGTTTTTATCGATGGCGGCCTAACCGCCGCCATCAACACAGGGATTAAATTATGACTACCTCAGGATTATTAAACTTAAAAAGCGGTGATGCTTTGGTCGCTGATATCGCCGACTTGTCCGCTAGCGCTACAGAAATTAACTATCTGTCAGGCGTTACGGCTGGGACGGCCGTTGCTAGCAAAGCGGTTGTGTTGGACGCTAGCAAAGACTTTAACTTTGGGACTGGTGACATTACCGCCACGAACATTACCGCATCTACTGCAATCTTGCCCGACGCTAGCGGCGGTGCTGACATTGGCAGCGCCACGGCTGAGTTTGGTGATGTGTACATTGCAGATGACAAAAAGATTTATCTAGGCAGCGACCAAGATGCAAGCATTGAATATGATGAAGACGGCGGTGACACCTTACGCATTACGGGTGCTGTGACTTTGGTAAACGATGTCACTGTAACCACTGCTTTGCTACCCGATGCTGTGGGCGGTGCCGATATCGGGTCGGCTACTTTAGAGTTCGGTGATGTCTATATCGCTGATGATAAGAAAATCAAGTTCGGGAACGACCAAGACGCTAGTATTGAATATGATGAAACCACCCTGGATGCTTTGAAAATCATCGGACAAGTGAACTTTGCCGATGGCACTACAGATGTGGACATTGCGAGCCATGACGGTTCAAACGGTCTAAAACTTGGCGGTACCTTAGTGACTGCAACCGCTGCCGAAATTAACGCAGCTGCCGACTTGTCGGTACAAGGCGCATTGATGAAAGTTAAAAAGCTTTCTATCTCATCCGCACCGACCGGGGCAGAGCAAGACACCACTTTTGATTTGCCTGTCAAATCTGTGGTTTACGACGTGTTTGTCGATGTGACCACGGCGGAGGCTACGGGTGCCACCAAAACCCTAGACGTTGGCTTGCTGTCAAGTGAAGGCGGTGGTGATGCTGACGGCTTTATTGACGGTGTTGATGTGTCTAGCCTTGGCCTAAAGAAAGGCAACTTCGTGACAACCTCAGGCGGCAACAATGCCTACGTTGGCGCGGCTTCTACTCATACCATCGGGGCATTATTGACTAGCCTTTTGATTGCTGGCGAAGATGTTGCGAACGGTGGGGACGGTGTTGCAACCAAAGGTGTACACGCCAACAACGGAACGGCAGTGTCAGTCACTTACACCGCAGGTAGTGGGGATTGGGTTGAATTTCGCGGTGACATTTATGTTGTCTATATGGAAATAGGCTAAGCTCGTTTTCATTTTTCCTTTACTTGAGGGGGGTAGCAATACCCCCCAAAGGATTTTCAAATGGTTATTATTTTTTTGCAGGATTATCGGGGTGTACTAAGCGGAGAACAATTTTATCAAGCCGGGCAAGAGGTTGATTTACCTGAATCGGTAGCTTTGAAATTGGTAGAAGCTGGCCGGGCTATGATTAAGCAGCTACCACGCACCGCACCAAAGAAAGCCGGGGGACGTAAATGAAAATAGAACCCGTAAAACTTGCATTCACGACCACGGCGGGCGGTGCGGCTACAGTCACGGCAGATACACCTGTTTTCGGTTTGATTCGCGCTGTTGAATGGAACAAAGGCACGGCGGATAACGGCGTGGATGCTACCTTGTCGTTTACTAGCGGCGACACGGCCGTATCCAAAACCGTGCTCACCCTATCAAATGCCGATTCTTCTAAATGGTACTATCCCCACGAAATCATTGACGACCTGACAGGGGTTGACTTGACTTTTGACGGTACACGAACACTGCAAACCGTTCCTATTTTGGTCAATGGTACGTTGCAGGTGGTCATAGCACAAGGTGGCAATGCCAAGACAGGTAGCATGGTTGTTTATGTGGAGTTGGTACGATGACAGCAATGCCAAGTTTTCAAGAGTCAATGCTGCCACTTAATAGCCAATTGGCTACGCTTATCAGCGGTACTAATGAGGCTGGCGATTTAATCGACGGCTTGCCAGTTCAGTTCGGCGGCGGGTTGACGGCTGGTATTGATGCGGGCGGCAGAATCAGAGTGAGCGAAACTTCTGAACTTTTAGAAGTTCGGTTTTTGCAGGGTATAAATACAAAGCTAGTCAATACGGCCGTTGTCGGCACGGGCGGCGCTAACTATTCCGCAGCCAATGCCCATGTTGCCTTGACAACCGCCGCTGATTCTGATGCGGCTGTATTGCAGTCAAAACAATTTGCCAGCTACGAAAGCGGGAAAAGTCACGTCATAGAAGGGACCTTTACGAACTTCGGCGTTGAGACAAATGTCATTAAACGATTCGGTTATTTTTCTTCGTCTGTAGCTTCCCCTTACAGCGCATCGATTGACGGTGTGTATATTGAGAGTGACGGGGTAACAGACAACGAAGTTAAATTTATTATCAATAAATCGGGTACACCCACCAAATCAGTGTTGCAGTCGGCGTGGGACGATCCACTTGACGGTACGGGCAAAAGCGGCATTACAATCAATTGGAGTAAATTCACAATTGTATTGATTGACTTCCTGTACCTTGGTGGCAGCGCTTACCGACTATTCGTTTTTCAGGATGGAAGATGGCACTTGGCGCACACCTACAAACACGCGGGTGTAGGAACAGGCGTTTCCATGTTGTCACCAAATCAGCCGATACGATACGAAATCAGGCAAAGCGGGGCGGGGTCTGGTACGTTTAATGCGATATGCGCGCAAGCATCGACAGAAGGCGCGGTTAATCAATTGGGCTACACGGTATCAATAAATACCGGGGCGGCTTTCGTCAACGCAAATACAGCCGGGACTTGCTACGCCTTGGTGGGTGTCAAGCTGAAATCTACTGCAAGAAACCTTTTTATAAAGTTCGTCAAATCGTCAATTAATTCTATCGGCACAAACAAAGACTATCTATGGGAATTACGCCTTAATCCTACGGTGGCAGGTACTTTCAATTATGCCGATGTGTCGGGCGAAAACATTCAATCCGCTATAGCCGACACGTCAGGCAATCCCGGAACGAACACAGTAACAGGCGGAACGGTGCTTGATTTCGGATACGCAAACAGCGAAAGTCCAGGGCAAACGGTACTAGAAACAGCGGCGCGGCTTGGGTCAACCATTGCTGGTGTCATGGATTCTATCGTCTTATGCGCCA